TAAATACAGGCAAATATTTTTCTAGAACAGGAAAAATATGGAAAGAACCATTCACTGTCAAAGTCAAAAACAAATATTATTATCTATACTACAATACACATAGTGATTATCAAGACATTCCAAACTGTCTTTGTAAATTTGTCAAAGTCTGGTACAAAAAAATTATATAATGGAATATGTATTTTATTTGGATTCCTAAAATAAATAATTAAAAAAATTAAATTAAAAGAGGTAGATATAATTATGAGAAATAAAATTTGTATAATATTAACTGTAATAGCACTAACATTTTTAATGCTTGGGGCTGTAAGTGCTGCGGAAGATAATGGAACAATTAAAAATAGTAAAACATTATCCTCTAATGTAGAAGAAGTAGATGTGGAAGCACCTTCTGTTACTACTGTTCAAGAAAAAGAAGATAGTAAATTTCAAGCAACTGTTAAAGGCAAAACATCAGGTACTAAATTTCAGAATGATAAGGTGAATATATTCATAACTCCAAGAAATGGTAATTATGTTACTCATAAAATATTGTATACGGATACTAATGGTATAGTTGAATTTTCTACAAGAGATTTGGCTGCTGATACATATACTGTTAATGTGAATGTACCTGCCACTAAAAATCATGGGTATATTATGAATTCTTTTACCTTGATTGTTAAAGAAGTTAAGAATGTTAATAATGGTAATAATGTTAATAAAGTAACGAGTAAGGCAACTAAAACCGTTGCAGGTAAAAAAGTGTTCACTATTACCATTCCTGTACAAAAAATCAAAGTAGGATCCTTTTATAAGGTATATCGTTTGAAAACAGGTAGGGACCAGATATATTGTGTATATAGTACAGTAAATAATGCTATGATGAAAAAAGGTATTAGTATAGATACACAGATAAGCCGTGGGGATTATGTCTCTAAAGCTAGATTAATTAAAGTTAAAATAGCTTTTAAAAACAAAGTTTCTGGTAAAACTGTATATAAATTTTACACTAAAACTAATAATAGACATGATGCTATGAAACTAATCAAGGTACCTAAAGGATACAATCCTATCAAAGCAACTATCTGGTATCGCCACAAATAATTATAATTATTTTTTTATTTTTTTTATATTCTCTAATTTCTCACTTTTATTTATTGAAGGATGTTTCCTATTATTTTTTGTAAGTAGGTTATGTTCTTCGGGATTTTCTTATACATAAAAAAAGATTTATTTTTTTCCTAAATAAAGGGATTAAATATACTCTATGAGAAAAAAAGGATGTGTAATAAGTTTTTTAGAAAATGTATGTGGATTGAATGAGAATATAAAAAAAATATATTTTTTTTTTAGGGAATAATTATTTTATAAAAACATGTTTTTTTCTTTATATGGAAAATTATATTTTTATATGTTCTTTTTTTTATATAGATCCATAGAGGACCAGGTTTATATAATTTTTTTTTTAGGATTCTATTAAAATTTATTTTTTTTTATGTATTAAAATTAAGGTATTTATAAACAAACTTCGTATCTATTAATTTCGTTTTATCATCTTTCATTATTGATTTTACGCCTCCTTGAAATTTTATTGATTGATATTGATTTTTTTTATATCCCTCTTTTCAATCCCGTACATTATATATTTTTTTTTACGAGTTTTTTTATTATATATGAGAATCCAAACCTTTTTTTATTATTTTGTTTAATTTTTTAATATTTTTTATGAACACTGAAATTTAATATTAGGTATTTTATTTTAGGTTTTATCATTTTGTTTATTATGTTTATGGATTATATGAACAAAATTATTTTTTTTCACCTCCCTTTAATTTTGTTCATCATATGATCTATAATAAATAAAGTGAGAGAATAGTACTATTCTAATTTCTCACTTTTATCTAATGAAAGGAGAATTAAATAATCAGTTTTTTAAATCCTCTTTTATTGATGAATGAAAAACATTTTTTTTTATAGTAAACCAACCTTTTCTTTTTGATTCTCCTTTTTTTATACTTATAAAGATAATACAATTTATTATTATTTTTTTTGTAACAATCCAAAATAGGGAGGCAACATAGGGTTATGACAACAAAAAATAGGAAAGTCAATAATATAATATGCCCTTGCTGCAAACAATCAAAATACATAATAGAAGACACACACAAGGGCGAAACAGTATGCACTCATTGCGGATACATAATATATCTAAACTTCCCATATGTTGCTGGACACAAAGTTACAAACAATGATATAGAATTCAAAATTATACAAGATAAAGTCCAAAAGAAAAAAAAATAAAGTAAAAGAATTTTTTCCTTTTTGATTTTATCTTAATAAAAATACTATTTTTTAAAAATAAAAAACATATTGAGGTTATAACTATGGAATTTGATAATAAAACTATTTTAATATCTGGACTTGTACTTGGATCAATCGTAGCAATGTACCTAAAATATAATGATATTGCGTTAGCAATCGTTTCAGGTCTAGTAGGATATCTTAGTAAAGATGCAATTACAGTAAATAAAAACAATACAGATGAAGAAGTTATAATGGATGATACTAATGAAGACTCTATCTGAAAAACTTGAAGCAGCAGGGTACCATAAACTGTTTTGGATAAAAAACTATTTCAAAACAGTTTTAACCAGCACCCTCATATCTTCAGGTGTAGGTTTAATTATCACTGGTGAACTTACAAGAATGAAAAATCGTGGATGGTCTTTAACAGAATTGCAGTTAGGAGTATTGTGTATAGTAGCAGCTGCAATTGGCACATACATAATAGACAAATACTTATCAAAAAAAGAAAAAGAGAAAGAAGCAATAATAGAAGAACATATCAACGAAAAAGCACAAGAAATAGCAGAACATAAAATATTAAATGCAATGAAAAATTTAGAAGAATGAATCTTTTATAACAACTTTTTGTAATGTAACATTTTACACAGTAACGTTACACTAATTGTAACGTTACAACTGTTACATATAATGTTTATATAATGGTGATGTAATTGGTTAGAAAAAGTAAAGTTGAAAAGTCACCTCATTTTGAAGAAATTGTGCTTAGATTATCACAGGGTGAAAGTGCAAGAAGTGTTTCTAAATGGTTGAAGGATTCATTTAATGAAGAGATTTCTCATGCTGCATTGGCAAGATATGTGAAAAATAATATTCATATGGAAGAACGTGTTGAAGCTGAACTTAATCGTAGAGCTGAAGAAAAAAAGAAGAAAATTCAAAAGGAAAAAGAAAAGATTCGGAAGGAAAATAAGATTCAGAAACAAGCTGATATGATTGAAAGGTCTAAAGAGGCAGTTAATAATGTTGCGGAAACTATAGCTAATAATATGGAAGGTGTTGCTAAAGTTGCAGCTCAGTTTCCAAGTAAGTTTCAGAAAGCTTGTGCCGATGCTAAAAATCCTGAGAGTAATGTAACTTCTAAAGATGTTGCAAGAATATCCTTAGATGCTAATAAATTATATAATGATTATTTCAAACAAGATGGAACTAATTTTGAAGTGAATATAGAAAATAATACTAATCTTTCACATGAATTCAATGAAGAGAAAATGAGGAAGATACTGGATGCTAAGCAAAAAAGAGACAAATGAAATTTTAAATGATTTATACTTATTTTATCGTGTGTTTATTACCAGTAATTTTAATGATGATTTAGAAGCAGAACATATTGATTTGTTAAGTCAACAATTAACTAGACTCCATCTAGGAGATTTTGAACGTTTATGCGTTGCAATGCCGCCGCGCCATAGTAAAAGTTCAATGGTTACATTGGCTTTCCCTTTATGGTTAATATTTCAAAATCCAGATGCTAATATTCTTATTATAAATAATGCAGCTAATCTATCTGAAAAGTTCGGTATACAATTAAAAGAATTAATACGTCAGTATGGCCATTATTTTAATGTTAATCTTTCTGATTTAAAACATGCTAAAGACCATCTTATGTTTGAACATTCTGATGGTAAATTATGTAAAGGTTCAATTCGTCTTGTTGGTGCATCTGGATCTATCACAGGTCAAGATGCAGATTATATTATTATTGATGTGATCCTTACAAAGGTTTTGATGATATAACACCAACACTGTTACAAAAGAAAATTGACTGGTTCGATACTATTGTAGAACAAAGAATTGAACCACATACACGGCTAGTATTGCTACACACAAGATGGCATAGTAACGATCTTCAAGGATTCTTCCAAAAGGAACGTTCAGACGAATATGAGTTTATTGAATTTCCTGCTATAACTGATGATGGAAAACCATTATGGCCTGAAAAATATTCCTTGGAAAAATTAGAAAAGAAAAGAGATGCTATTGGTGAAAGGTTATTTCAATCTATTTTTCAACAGAAACCTATTGATGATAGTAGTGATTTCTTTGACTTGGAAAAAATACATTGGAAAAAACCAGATGATCTTGAAATTAAACATCATGTAAGAGGATGGGATACTGCTAGTAGTAATTTTAGTGAAGGGGATTACACTGTAGGATTACCTATGTATTTGTTAGATGATGATGAATCTGTTTTAATCACTGATTTTGTTTATGGTCAATTTGGTAAAGACACTAATAATGTAGTTAAAAATCAAGTACGTAATGATGGACCAGATTGTATTAGTATTATTGAAACTGGTGTAGCTGCTGCAGGTGAATTGGTTTACAATGAATGGGTAGAACAATTAAGCGGATATTTTGTTGAAAGAGCAATGGCCGTACCTAACAACAGTAAATCAGATCGTGCGACCCCATTTAAAAATGCTATAGCAGATGGTAAAGTGTATGTAGATATAACAGATAATAATTTAAGACAAATTTTCATTGATGAACTTAAAGCATTCCCTAATGGCGTACACGATGATATAGTAGATGCAGCTTCTCATGCATACAATTACCTTAAAGAAAATATTATGGGAACAATGAATATTGAAATTATAGAGTTGTGATAAATTATGGGATTTATAGATAAAATTAAAAATGGTATTACAGAACATTTACCAGGAATAAGAAGACCCGATAAATATAGTCTTTATGACTTATTTATGAACGAATATGGATGGTCTTTCACTACACCAGATAAACATACAGGTGATTTACATACTTATTATCAAGCTTTTGAAAAAAACGTTTGGGTGAGAAGATGCTGTATGGTTATCTGTGATGAAATGTTAGCACCAGGTTTCCAAATAAATAATCCTCATCAAAATAATGTTAATTTTGAAAGAGTTAATTATCTAACAGATTTATTTAATGCACCTGGAGGTAAATATGCTGAAGACACATTTTCATCATTAATCAAACAAATCGTACCATCTTTTAAAGTTACAGGAGATGCATTCATAGAAGTTAATCATGATGAACTGTTTGATAACATCCCTAATGGATTCAGATTTATACCCACAGAAATGATGGGTTATAATTACGAACAAGATGCATGGGGCCTTAGAAATACAGAACACATCTTTGAACCTGAAAACCTAATTCATATATACGAACCTAAAATACAAATACGCGGTAGCAAATGGGGAACAAGCCTCATTGACACAATCAGTATGAACATAACACTAGAAGTACTAGGATTAAACCACAATAAAGACGTATTCGAAAACCACGGATTAGACCCAAGAGCAGTACTATCATTTGATAAAGACCTAAAACCACAATATGTAACTGAAAATATTACTCGCTTGAAAAATCAGAAAAATAAAAAAGGAATTATCACTGGTCAAGGAATAAATTATCAACAAACAAACAATAGCAATAAAGACATGGAATTCCTAGAATTAATAAGATATAGTAGAGATTGTATCATAACAATGTTTGGAGTACCACCAGCAAAAGTAGACATTATCGAAACAGGCAACCTCGGAACAGGAACTGGAGAATCACAAGACAAAAATTTCGCAAAAGTCATAAACAGTAATTGCCGTGTAATAGAAGATGCATTTAATAAAAACCTCGGAAGATCAGGATTCCAAGAAATATTTGAATTTATCCGAGAAGACCATGAAAACAAACTAAACAGAGCAGAAATAGAAGACAAACAATTACGTAATGGAAG